ACAATAGAAAAAAGTGGTAATCATTTACTTTATAGTGTTCCATATCATCCAGAAACAAATGCTATAGAGGAGTTCTTCAGTCAGTTAAAACATTATATCAAAAAACATAGTCCAAATACTTATGATGACATACAATTAGTAATAAAAGACATTATTAAAGATAACATAACAAAAGAACATTTAACAAATTATCTGAAACATAGTTTTAGAATGTATAAAAATAAGTAAGTTTTGTCTCATTTTTCTTTTCGGTTGGTGTAATGATCTTAATCATAAAATTCTTAAAATTATAAGAAACGATGATTTCAATAATAATTTTAGCAATATTTTCGATTTTGAAAGTATACCTACATATATTCGAAGTATCTATGATTATAGCAAAACTGTCTCAAAAATTTTGAATAATGATGGCAATTATTATATATGTGGTCAAAAAATTCATAAAAGAGATAATGTCTATTATGAGCTAATATATGATAATGATAATCCATTGAGAAGAGAAGCTAATGAAATAAATACTAATAGTATCAATTGTATAAATAAAGATGATGCTCGTTATTATAATAATGTACTATGTACAATAAAACTAAAATGTTATTAAATATATAAATATATGAACATTATGATAAGTAAACTTAAGATATGGAAGATACATTTACTAATGTTGTTAACATAGTAAACAATAAAAAATTACAATATGGGGAAAATATTATAAATGAAGAAGACAAATTATCGATATATAAATATTATAAACAGGCCATATTTGGCGATTGTAGTATTGATAAACCAGATATAATGAACTATGGAAAATATATGAAGTGGAAGGTATGGAACAGTATTCGTGGAACTTCAAGAGAAGATGCTATGCAATTATATGTAGATATATATCAAAAACTATTAAATAAATATTGTTTATCTTTTTATTTTTTGGAATATAATTATATTTAATATAATTAGAATATGAGTTCACGTAAAAAACCAGTTGATAAAAAAGAAAAGGCATCACGTAAACAATCTGAAAAAAAACAATCTGAAAAAAAACAATCTGAAAAAAAACAATCTGAAAAAAAACCAGTTGAAAAAAAAGAAAAGGCCTCGCGTAAAAAATCTGAAAAAAACCAGTTGATAAAAAAAAAGAGTAAGGGTGGTGGAGGTGATAATAAAGTAACATTATGTAATTTGCCTACACTTATTTTAACTGATTCTTATAAATTAAGCCACCAACTCATGTATCCTCCTGGAGTAAAAAAAATGGTGGCATATGGTGAATGCAGAGGTCCACTTAAGATTGATGGTAAAAATATTGTTATAAATAAAAATAATGAAAATCGTTTAGTAAATTTTGGTCTTAGATATATTATTGAAAACTATATAGATAAAGTAATAACAGAAGATGATATTAACAAAGTATTATCATTTTATAGTAAACATGGTTTTTTAGGATCTCCATATCCATTAGATGAAAATTTATTGAAGGATCTTATAGGTAAAAAGCCACCTATAAAAATATATGGTCTTCCTGAAGGAACTGTTATGTTACCTAAAACACCTGTATATGTTATAGAGGCAGAAGAACAATATGCGCCATTTGTTACATATTATGAAACTATACTAACTATGATATGGTACCCGATTGCAGTTGCATCATTAAGTAGATGTTGTAAAGAGATATTTACACAAAAATATATAGATGTTGGACTTGACAATACCCACTATTTTATAAATTATTCATTACATGACTTTGGATTTCGTGGCTGTAGTTCAATTGAAACAAGTATTATAGGAGGGATGTCACATTTGTTAAATTTTAAGGGAACTGATACATTATCGGCAGCATATTATGCAACATATAATTATAATCAATCAAGTGATAAAAAGAATGGAGGAACATTAGATAATTTTGAAGTAAAAGGAACACATATACCTCTGATACAGAGGGAAAAACCATTAAACCAAATATCCAAATCTATTATACCAGTGCAACCAAATATACCAGCTGTAACTCCAATAGAACCAACTAACATTAATGTAATTGGAGAATCAGTAGCTGCAAGTGAACATAGTGTAATGACCTCATATAAAAGAGAGTTTGATGCTTATTTAAATATTTTAAGAAAATTTGGTGATAAAGGTGCGCCTGTTGCAATTGTTATGGATAGTTATAATTATGAAAATGCTTTATTTAATGTTTTCCCCGCAGCAGTAAAAAGTTATATAAATGAAAGAAAAAATAAGGGTGTATCACCAGTTGAAAAACAAAATAAAACTGCGATACAATACACAGATATAGATCAAGGAATTTTTGGTAACAAACCAATATTAACCGACGAAGATATTTTATATTTACCTAATAATTTTGCTATTACTTTTAGACCAGATTCTGGCAACCCATCAGCAGCTGTAATACAATCATTAATTGCCGGTGTAAAACTTTTTGGTATAAGTGAAGATAGTTACGAACACAATGGTATTAAATACATAATACCCAGATTTGTAAGAACAATCCAAGGAGATGGTATAAATGTTTTTACTATACAAAATATGTTGGATGTTATTACTACTCCAAATGCTTTAGGTAATGGAACATGGGCATTTGCACCATTTTCTTTATTATGTGGAATGGGTGGAGGTTTATTACAAAAAGTTAATAGAGACAGTGTTAATTTTGCAACAAAATTATGTTTTGTCGAATATGGTGATGGTAAAACACCATATATTAATAATAAGGGTAACAAAATAGTAATGAAAGCGCCTGCTACAGATAAAAGTAAAAGTTCTCATCCAGGTAAACCATATGTTATAATAAATAAACCAGGATGGAATAATGTTCCTTGTGCTGATGTAACTAGTACTCGTAATGAAAAAATTCCTTACGGTAATGCACTTAAACTTTTTTACAATGGTATATCAGGTACAGGTATATCACAAGATGTACTTAAAAATTTTACATTATTAAAAGAAACTGTTGAAAAAAATTGGAAAGCAGCAGAAAAAGTAAAAAATTTGGAGGATGGTTTATCAGATAATTTGAAAAATTTTAAAGAGGAACTATATACAAAAATTCAATCACAAAATGGTGAAGATAACCCGCAAAAATATGATGATCTTGTACAAGACATAATCAATACTGATAATAGTGCGTTTGATGAAATTCAAAGATATGCAAATAATCGTGTAAAGACACCTTTTGAAACATTTCTAAACAACAATAAAAAAAATGAAAATATTGATGATAAACTTACAATAAATGATTTTCTAAAATCTTCACCACAGACAAAAACAGGTGGTAAAAAACAAAAACAAATGAAAAAATAAAATAATATTTACTAAAGCAAAAATTAATTTTTTTTATCTTTCTTAAACATATTATGTCAGTTGTTTTTTATTTTCATAATAATCTTTTATCATAAAAATATTTTGATACTAAACAAATTTATCTTAATTTTTAAGTTTATGTAATAATTATATATAAGAATTAAAGGTATTTTTGATATAAATGGATATCAAGAAAGAGTTTGAAGAAACAGTTAATAAAATTAAGACCAGTTCCACAGCAAATATTGAAATTACCGATATTGATAAATTGAATATGTATAAATATTATAAACAAGCTACAACTGGCAATTGTAATATTCCAAGACCATGGGCTATTCAATTTCAAGAATGTGCAAAATGGGATGCGTGGAATAGTGTAAAAGATATGTCTAAAGAAGAGGCAATGTCAAAATATATAGAATTATATGAAATTTTATACAAAACATATTCAGTATAAAATTATTTAGGTATATTATATGTATATCTATCATAATCTGCAAAAAGTTGATATGCATTCTTAATGAATGTTAACTGGTCAACTTCTCGTGTATCTGCAACCCAATAATTTACTAGGTATTTATACAAATAATATTTGATGTCAAAGTATAAAAATACAATAAATGTAAATATACTATTAAATACCATATTCACACGAGAATAAAATACAATATATAGGACAAATATTACAAACAATATCAAAACCACCGCAATGAAATATAGGAATGTATATGTTGAATTTTCATAAGATTGAAAATCACTAATATAGTCATCAAAAAGACCTCTTTTTTTCTTTTTAATTATTGTAAAATCATTTATTATAATATCATCATCAAATGGATCATATTTTTCATCTATTTTTATAGGAGGATATGCTGCTTCATCATCTTTATTGATAGTGAATAATAAGAAGTTAATGCTAAATTTTGAATTACCATCAAAACAAATATTACATGCGCGTTTCAAAATTCTTACCAAATAAACAAATTTATTGTCAGATAGATTTGACATTGTCTTGAGTTTATGCCGCCATTCTTTATATTTGTCTATATCCATTGTAAGCATATCATTGATATTTTTTGCAATACTATATGCATATAATATTCTATTTTTTGTTATATACCTATTCATCATATCAATAATACTATCACTTGGTGCTGTAATATTTAAATTAATAAAGTCATTATTAATATCTGGTATATTTGTAAACATTTCACTTATATATTTTTGTATATCTTGTTTTACATTGGTCCATATAGGACCATTCTCTGTCTTAATATTTACTAAAATATATTCCATTATATCCTTGTTATCATTATTATTGTGCAAAAATTCTATACTTGTATCTGCCAATACATTTTTTTGTATATTTTTCATATATTGCATATAACCACCTTTATCTTCATTTAAAAAACTATCAAATGTTGTTCCTAGTAAACATATTAATGCAAGAGGATTATAGTCAAAATCGTCAGCGTAAGCACCGCCATTATATTGATTTTTTAAAACGCATTTACCTATATTTTCGTCAGTTGGTACATAACCAAATTTGCATGGCATTAAACATTTACCTACACTTTTAGTGCTATTTAATTCCGATGGTCTTTCATTTACCCATCTATTATTCAAATGATAATTTGGAATACAAAACCAATCATGCCATCTTTCCTCGCAAAAACCAATTTTTTTATTTTTGAAATAAATCTCAGTATTAGGACGAAGTATATTTGATGTATTATATTCCATAGCATAACGATTGTTTTTAGGTAAAGATATATTATCTGGTATAGAACAAAAGTGTTTTTTGGTAGTTTTATCATAATTTAATGATAAATATGGGTTACCTGTAGCCAAAGCACAATTTTCATATGCTGTATCATCTTTTATATGACATATGTTATATTTTTTATTATCATTTAAAGATGTATTATACACATTAATATTTTCTAGTTCCTCGTCATTTAAATTGATTAAATAATTTTTATTGTCAAAAATGTTTTGTTTTTTGGCAAACTTTATTGTGCATTTTTCACCTACATTTACTTTTGTAGTTACGTCAACTGTTGGTATATCTTTAATCTCTTCTTCTATTTCTGGTTCTTTTTCATCTTCATTTGGAAGAGAATATTCTATACTATTATCAAAAATATTTTCTTCATTTTCTAAATCTTGTTTTACTTGTTGCTGTGCTAATTGAATATTAGCATATGCATCCTTGTCATTGACATCTATTATACCTTGTTTTTTAATATCATATTCAATATCATAATCATATTCTGTTTCCATATTTATATGGGGGTTTCCTTACAAAATATAATAGAAATTTATTCCATCAAGACATCCAACCATAATGATTTATTGCCTCTTCTAGCAGGAATATCATAATATTGAGGTTTATTGACATCTTTTACCATTTCATTGACATATTCTTGTTTAATAATATTGCATTCATTATTTGGTGCTTCTTTAAAAATATCATTAACTTGTTGATTATTCTTATCTGTTGGTACACATGATAATTTGTATCTATTCCCAGAATTATCTATATTCCATTGAAATTTTAATGTTTCTTTATTATTTTTAAGATCCTTTTGCAAAGTAGGTGGTAATTTATCTATATCCAAATTTTTAATGTCAGCCAAATGCATTTCAATTGGTGCCGGTTTAATTATAGAATATATATTATCATCATTTTGAGTTATATTTTGAAAACTACTTACCATGCTTCCGAGTTCCATATTATATATATTATCCCATCTTCCATTTGTAAATTCATCTCTGTCGACAATATAAAGGTCCATTGCATTATTATTACCAAAAAACTTTGCAAGTTTTTGATACATTCTGCGTATATTAATCATCGTATTTGTACCAATATTAGGAATTCCTAGTATAAATTCTTTTATTTTTTCAATAAAATCTACCTGATAATCTATCTTTTTTTCTGCAAGAACTTCTGTATTTGTTATGTTATCTTTTTGAGGTGTTTTTGATACAAATCCTGGAAGTGGGACTACATATCCAAATACAAATTGTAAAATTAATATTACGCTAATACAGAATAATATGAAACCAACAAATACATAGTTATTAAATATATTTTTTATAATTGAAAATATTAATGATAACAGATTAGCTAAAACTTGAAATATTAATATATGTAAAAGCGAACCAACAGCACTAAATACATATTTAAAAAACGATGCAATACCGTTCAAAATAAATATATACCATTTTGTATTTATTTCACTATATTTTGCTGAATTCTGCAATTGTACTGCTTCATACTTAGCTCTACGATTATTAAGACCAGTTTGTTCAATCTTTTTATCGTTTTGTGCAACTGAAATTTCTTTATCTAATCTATTAATATTTTCTTCAACCTCATTAATATGTTCTTTAAGATCTTTTTTTGACATATCTCCGTGAAAAAATGCATCTATAGGGGCGCCTGTATCATATAAGCGTTTAGCACCGCCTTTTTTATCAGCTTTACGAAGCTTATTTTTCATTTGTTTTCTTTATATTACTCTATATAACATAAAAATAATTATATTTATAGTGTAATATTTGTATAAATTTATATATAGTATAAATATAAAAATGTGGTTGTATATTATAGTATTTATATTGGTTGTATATGCTTTTTTATATTATATATTTGATGACGAATTGACAATATATCAAACTAATTTAGATCATTTTGATTTTGATTTATTATATAAAAAACAGCCTATTATAATTGAAGATAATGTAAAGGATATTAATCAGTTGCTTCAATCTTGGTTTAATATGAATATCTTAGAAAATAATATACAATTAAATGATTTATGGTCAAGAAATAAATATAAATATGTATTAATACAATCTCAAAACCCTATAGAAATCACAATATGTAATCCTCTAACAAAAATCATATCAGGTGAGCCTGAAATAACAACAAAAATGACAACAATAAAATTGAAAAATAATAAAATAATGATATTACCTTTTAAATGGTATTATCATATAGATGGTAATGTAAATTTATATGGTGTACACGATTATATAACTTATGCAATATCTAAAGTATATTAGAAAAATAAATATAATAATTTTAGTGTAAAATATTTATATATTTATTGTGATTACACCCTTGAAGATTCAAAATTGTACAAAGTTTTGTAAACCCCTTAATAGGGTCTTTTATATTTCATATGTTTTCTTTGTTCAACATCACCAAAACATATCACATCATTGTAAGTATTTCCAAATATCTAAAAAAAGTTTCGTCCTTTTTATTAGAGCCCATTTATTCTATATTATTTATATAATTTAAAATGAGTACATAATTTATTTTTTCTATGAATTTTAGAAAGTTTTTATAATTCCAAAGTTTAACTGAATTATGTACTCAAATTATATAATTGACAAATATGTGCTATTTTTTATAACTTGAAGTAAAAAATGATAAGATAATATGACTAAAATTATTAGTTCTAACATATGACAAATATGATTTCTAGTATTACTTGGGAGCCTAGAGAATCTTACATCTTTCACTTCTAGAAGGAGCAATATTTGATAATTTGCCCCGCAAAGGATCTTGGAATGTATGTAACAAAATTATTTATAATGACAAAAAATATAAACTTTACTTGCAACTTATTCAAGAAGAAGATGAGCCAAGGGTATATACTAAAACAGGCACTTATACTTTTATCAATAGTGTATGGAATGAAATAAGAACAGCAATCATTTTTGACAAAAAATCAGAATATTTAATCAAATAATATAAAATGAGTACATAATTCAGTTAAACTTTGAAATTATAAAAATTTTCTAAAATTCACAGAAAAAATAAATTATGTACTCAAACATTTTTTAATTTGATATAAAGTAAAAAATATGTAATCTTATTCATAAATGGTGTGGAAGTTATGACTAAATATCAATTTTACATATTTTTTATATTTTTTTGATAAAATTTAACCTAATTATCTTTAGCAGATTGAGCTTCAAGCTTCATCTCGTATTCTTCGAGAAACTTCATAATATCAGTATCTTGATCGACAAAGATAGCAGAAGAGAGGGATTTTTCAATAGCATTAAACAGATCTGAATGATTGATTGGCTGAGCGTTGTAAGTCATTGTAGTAGTCGAATAATTAGTATAAATGCAATAATCATTTTTTATTATTATGGTTAAAAAACAGTACAAATATAATAATGTTTGAAATATAATATACATTTAAATCTTCTTTCCCTTTTTCTTAGGTTTCGTTTCTACAATACCTAGCCTGTCATTATCGTATTCTGATGTAATACTATTTAGATGTTCAGTCCAAGCATTTTTTAGTTCATTCAAATCAGCAAGCCACATATCTTCGATATTTGTATTTCTAATATTATTTAGCTTTGTGTTCAATTCTGCTACTTCCTTTTCTAGAATTAGTTTTCTTTCATATGTCAATTGTGAAATTGGCATTTTCAATAGATACTGAAAGTCTTTAATATCATTATCATTTTCATCATCATCTGTAGTATCTTTCTGAATTCTAGGATAATTTAATTTGATCAATGTCTTAGCAATATCTGATAATTTCTGGTTCATAATAGGAATATTACCTGCAATAACATCTAATATAAATCTAATCTTAGCAGATAGGATATTATATTCTTTTTCAAGTATCTTAATTTGATGTATCTTCCTCTCATAATATTTTCTAATGCGAATTTCCGACCAGGACTTAATTATTTCCGTTGTATTCTCATATCTTTTGATTGCACCTTGCTCATTAAATAAGTGCATATTATTCAAACTCATATTTTTACTAGAAGACAGTTTAAATACAGTTTCGAATTTATCTTCTAGAACGGATTTGCTATTTGCATTAAAATGCAATATAAATTTGACATTCTTGGATGTATAATGGTTTTCAAAATATTTCAGATTATTTTGGTTATTAGATACCATATTTTCAAGCATTTCCTTGTAATCTTCTGTCCAGGTTCCAACAGGTAGTTCTGTAATTTCTACTGTTTCTTCATTTACCCATTTATATACTCCCTTACTAATATATGTATTTTTATCGGTTTTCTCAATGGCTCCCTTAAATCCTAGATAATATGGAACCAATTCTTTAATATCAAGAGCATCGATAGTATCATAAACCTTTTCGAGATCATCTTCTGATTTTACATTTATTTCTGCAATTTTAATAACATCACAAATAGTCTGACATATTTCAATAATATCACTAGGATTAAACTGAGGAATATTGGTTGAATAGCCAGTGCCAATACCGAGACCTCCGTTTGCCAAAATCATGGGTATGACAGGAATATAATATTCTGGTTCAATCTGTTGTCCATCATCTTCTTGATATGTAATAATTGCATTGTCTTCTTCCTTAAAGATAAGTTTTGTCAATTTGGAAAGTAATGTAAAGATATATCTTGGCGATGATGCATCTTGGCCACCTTGGCATCTACTTCCAAATTGACCATTTGGTACAAGAATGTTGATGTTATTAGTACCTACAAAGATTTGCGCCATACCGACAATAGCCTGTTGTAATGAGGCTTCGCCGTGATGATATGCAGATACTTCACTGACATATCCTGATAATTGTGCTACTTTAATTTCATTTGTATAAAGTTTACGTTTGAAACAAGCAAACAATATTTTACGTGTACTTTCTTTCAATCCATCACAAATGTGATTAATTGATCTTTGCAAATCTCTATTACTGAAATGAATGAGATCCTTATCAATAAATGTTTTGTAATTTACACTTAAGTCTGTGTAATCCAATACATTATCTTTGTTATAGTTTGCAAGCCAGTCTTTACGATCATCAGCTCTTTTTTTGTTGAATGCCAAATCAATTACTTCATCTGAATTTTTGTCATATACATATGTAATTTTTTTCATCTTCTTAAAATACTCTTTGGCCTCTTGGTCATTTGAAGTACCAAGCCCCTTATAGTATTTGATTTTCCAACCAGGTCTCTTGGCTATATCTGTATTTGACCATTTTTCATAGTCTGTCATATTATAAAACTCGATAACATCACCTTTTGAATTTGATACTTTAATAATAGGTGTAAGCATTGATGTCAGAAATCCGGGAATTTCATACAATTCATGCCACATACTTTGGAAAATATTAAATATCAATCCTTTGATATGGCTACCATCATGATCTTGATCAGTCATAATCATAATAGATCCGTATCTTAATTGACTTACATCAGTATACTTTTTATTCTGTTCTAAACCAAGAATTTTCTTGATAGCTGTGATCTCATTGTTATCACTGATTTTTTGCAATGTCGCATCTTTAACATTTAGGATTTTACCACGCAGAGGGAAAACACCATATCTATCCCTTCCAATCACGCTCAATCCTGCAATAGCCATTGTCTTAGCAGAATCTCCCTCAGTAAGAATAAGGGTACATTCTGCACTATGTTTAGTCCCTGCTAAATTTGCATCATCTAGTTTAGGAACAATAATTTTCGAAATCTTTTTTCCATCAGTTTTGACTAATTTCTTTTTATCATAAAAATCTGTAAGACTAAGTGCCTTTTCAATAATACCTTGTTTGAAAAGTTTGTCAAAGAATTTGTCACTTAGATCGCATTTAGAACCAAACTTTGCCACTGGTGTTGTAAGTGTTTCTTTACTTTGTGAATCAAAGCTAGGATTAACAATAAGAGCCTTGACAAATACAAAGAGATTATCCTTGATATGTTGTGCTTTAATATTTTTTTTCTTTTTATTTGCAGCCATATCTACGAGATTTTTAGTAATCATATTTGTAATATATTCGATATGTTTACCACCTTTGATAGTATTGATACCGTTCACAAAAGACAGTTGTTCAAATGAACCTGATTTAGAAATAGATGCAACAATTTCCCATCTGCCACTACAAGATTCATATACTGAGGGCTGTTCATTTTTATCTAAAAATAAATCGCAATATTTTTCAAAATCCTTAATATTTAATTTTTCATCATTCAGTGTAACTGTAACATCTTTCGTTGTAGTAGCACACGCATCAATTACACGTCTTTGAAATAGTTTATAAATGTCGTCTGTCATATGTTTAATACCAAATCTCTGATAATCAGGTAGAAATGTGATTTGTGTGTAAGGTACTTTGCTACAAGCTTTGACAGTTGGTGCATCGCGAACAGTCATATTTTGACGAAATGTTTGCGTAAATATTTTTTTAGTATAATGATCTACTGTCTCAATAGTAAACTCTTTTGAAAAGATATTTGTGAGTTTGCTACCGTAACCATTTTTGCCACCCCAAATTTTTTCTTCATTCTTATCATAATTGGTAGATGTAAGAAGTTCGCCAAAAATAAGTTCAGGTATCCATAGGTCACCATATGTTGCGTGTTTTTTAATATCTACTCCATTACCATCATTAAATACAGTAATGTAACCTGTTTTTTTATCAATGTTTACTTTAATATTTTTGAGATGTTTAATATCTTCTTTTCCGTTTGCTTCTTCTGATTTAAGTCGCATGGAATGATCGATTGCGTTAACAATTACCTCATCAAAAATTTTGAGCAGTCCTGGAATATATGTAAGTTCCTTTTCTTGCATTTTTTTGGAATCATCATCATATATGTATGTAGTAATTTTTTGCGGTTCAACAGAACCAATGTAAGTATCAGGTAGAGCTAAGATATGTTCAAGTAATTCATACTTCTTGTATTTTTCTTCAACTGCTTTAGTAACAGGCATAGATTTGTCAAACCACTAATACCTGATATATATTGTCATTTTTTTATATATAATAAGATATTTACAAGATTTTTTACCTTGTTTAGAAAAAAAATTATAGATAATTAAAACGCAAATGTCTTGAACATATTACTATTAATTATTTCAGCACATATATCTGATAAACTTTTGTTTTCAACATCAATAACTAATACATTCATATTTTTTTGCAAAGCTTCAGCTAATTTTATTTCATGTAATTCATGAATTCTTTTCACATATTCAAGTTTTACATTTTTTTCTGATGCTCTAGCTCTTTTAATTATTCTTTGCATACATAGTTCTGGATTAGATTTCAAATATATATATCCATTTGGTTTCCATAATTCATCAGTTTTCTTATGCAAACTATGTAATATATTATATTGTTCTTCATTAATTGTACCATCTTCAAATGCTTTTTCAACAAAGACATTTTTGATAAAATAAGGGCTCCTTTCCATCAATACTATAATATTTGATTTTTCTTGTATCCAACAACGATCCATCCATACTTTTATTTGAAAATTGTATGTATTGTCCTTTTCATTGGTATACAAATTGTTTAAATATTCATTCCAATTTTCAACTGGTTCAAGGTCAATAGCCATCTTATAATTTTTATGAAAATAGTTTAAAATACTGGTTTTATAACTTCCAATGTTACCATCAATAGTTATGATAGGCATTATTGTAATATAATATGCTTATTTTTTAAGTATCATTTTTTAGTATCTTAGATTTTTTTAAAATAGATGTTAATTTACTATAAGATAGTTCTTTTTTAGATTTTCCTAATTGTGCAAATAATTGATTTACATGGTTATTATAAATTTGAACAAACTCATTAATTACAATTTTGGTTACTTTTACTTTGAAAAATTTGAATATATTAGATATTTGTCTATATATAATTTTATTTAATTTATCACATTGCCGAGCACCTCCAAAAAGAGTTAAACCTAGTTTTGGTCTAGCAATGTTATTAGCCCAATCTACATTCATCACATCGGATGTAGAATTTGAGGCAGAATATTGTGGTTCATGAACTCCATAAAATGCAGCGGTATTGAAAGCGCCTCCCTTTTGTTTTGTATTTTTACGTGATGATTTTAAATTACATCTTTTATCTATGTGCTCTTTGAAATGTACTATATGTTCATTTACTACTTTCTTGACACCTATATGTAAACAAATTACACATACTACAGCAACAATATTAAATATAAGTTTATCAATGTAACTTGTTAATAAAGTAACGACCTTAGCCTTTTCTTTTGGATTTATAGCAATTTTAGAAGTATTGAGCATTTCAACAACGCAGAATTTAATATTCTTACAATTCGACATTTTATACTACTATATAAAATGAAAATAAATCTATAATATAAGAAGAAAATATGAATAATTACTTGAATGGAAGAGTAAATGCCTTTGACACCATACCAAATACATTTAAATTAGAAACAAATTACATGAATAATACCGAAAGTCCTCATAACATTACTTCTCGTAATTTAAATTGTACTGGAGTATCCGATATATTTTTCTCAGTTGATAATATAAATTTACTTCAAATGGGTCTAAGAAATACTATTTTAAATCAAACAAACGGTAAATATACTATTGGGAGACAAAGCGATGATGAATTAAAAATCATTATGCGTTCTATATATTTTCAACATTCGAAGAATATGCCTAATAATATAAATCAACAAGTACGTGATTTAAATACTAAAGTTATTGAATGGAGTGTACCTCAAATATTAACTAATTTAAAACAGGATGAAAAATATAGAATGGATATAAGTACATTACCAGAACCATTAGAAAGGTCTGTATTGCCTTCGCAAAAGGGGTTTAAGACATTAGAACTTAAACTGTAAGGATGGTGTAAACTATAAAATAAAAAATTTAATATTATAGAAGTATAGATATAAATATTTAAAATGTCTGATAAAGCATTTGATGGATTGGGATTTGTACCCAATGAAAAAGAGTTAGAACTTTTTCAAAAAGAAAAAATGGACATGTATAAAGGAACATTTATTGTATGTCTTGTATATGGTATTTGCGCTTTTTTATTGTTATTAATAATTTTTTATACAAGTTGGGGTAAAGAATTTTTATATAAGAAAATGCTACCATTTGTAGTGACATTTGTGGTTGGAGCTATATTTATTATTGTATTTTTATCATTTACTATTAACGAGTTAAAGCCTATAAAACTAAGAAATATTATTGATAAAGATAGCGATGTAATATGTCCTGATTATTGGGTCTTAAAGCCTATAAATAATGATGTTAAAAATGAATTGATATCAAATAATGACAAGAAAATATTTCAAGATATTGTTAGCATAAATGATGATGCTCTAAAATATAAATGTGAATTAGATCCAAATGTTTTTGGAAATCTGAAAGAATACTCGGGTATGAAAAATAGTTTATATGATGGTAAAACACAATTATATAAACAAGGTAAAAAGAAAATTACCAGTTCAAAAACTGAACCCGATTACCTTTATGTAGAAAAATTAGATCCTTCTGCTAATGACCAAAATAATCAAGTACCATATAGCAGCGATAAGCTAGAAAATTATGCTAAATTCTCTAGTCTATATAAAAATGATTCTACTATTGGAAATTTAAACAATAGTGTGGTTAAAATGGATTCTACTGCTGTTGAAAGTACCAAAACACCTTTAATATGTAATGTAGTATATCCTCAAGTCTTAGCAAAATTAGACAAAGATACACCAGAACAAAATAAATATCGTTGTGAATATGCAAAGGCTTGCGATATTCCATGGACAGATATAGGATGTCCATATTCACCTCCATCATAAAATATATAAAAACAATATTAAATATTTATAGAAAATGATAATTTATATAAATTATATAGCCGCATCTATTATTTTTTTGATGTCATATTTTATTATTGATAATGTAATACGTAAATACATAGATTATAAGGTTGAAAAGATTTAATACGTTTTACATATACCAAATGATTTTCTATGAAATTCTGTGATACCATATGTTTTAATAGCAGATAGATGTTTAACAGTTCCATAGCCCTTATTATTTTCAATATCATATAATTTTAAAATGGGATTTTTTTCAACCATATCTTGAATTAATTTAGTATGATAGTCCTTAGCAATTATAGATGCAGCGGCAATAGATAAATAATTTGCATCTCCTTTGGGAATACATAAATGTTCAATAATATCTTGATCATTGCCATTTGGAATATACCCTTTAAAATATGGACCATCTACCAATATTTTCTTGAAAGTATGTTTCTTATATGCATCATCAACTGCACGATGCATAGCTTTCATAGTAGCATTCAATATATTAATATCATCTATTTCATTATTTGAAGATACACCAATTCCATATGTAATGCATATATCTTTAATATATTCTGCTAATTCACTTCTTTTTTTTGGAGATAATTTCTTGGAATCTTTTATTTCTTTATATTTTTCATTTGTAAAGTTATTTGGTAATACTACACAAGCTGCAATTACAGGTCCAATAAAAGTACCTCTAGCACATTCATCTACTCCAGCAACAAAATCATCTTCACACGATATAATATATTGTGACATAGCAATACTAATACTACTTAAAATCTTATATATTTATCAATAATGTAAAATGAGTACATAATTCAGTTAATCTCTATAATTATAAAAACTTTCTAAAAATTCTTAAAAAAATAAATTATGTACTCATTTTACAATAATATTTATATATATTTGAAACATATAAAAAAATGATTATTATTATATATTAATTGCTAATATATGTTGGGAATTATCAGTTTTTCAAATAGAATAGCATATAATATAAAAAGTAATGATCATAAAGATATGATATTGGACCAACTAAATACACAATATATGATTAAAATTCTACAAAGACATCATCATGACCTTGATGAAAAAAATTTAAAATTTGTTATGTCCAATAATCATTTAATGAATTTGAGATCAAATGGTAATAGATACTATCTTTATTTTACATTGTATAATGATATTGAAATTATATATTATATAGATAAAAAAATACACCCAGGATATCAAAGACCGCGCATTTTACTAGGTAGAGGTCTGTTTGCTAAATCCTTATTTAAAAATACACTAATAGATGGCGAAATGGTAAAATGTAAAGATGATAGTTGGACATTTCTTATTAATGACATCATATGTTATGAAGGAAAACAACTTTTTAATAAAACATTACCGGAAAGATTAGAACTGGTATATTATATATTAGCAAATCAATATACACCAGATCCAACTATTGATGTATGTAATTTCAAAGTTAAAACATATTTTAATATGTATAAAGAATCTATTTCAGAGATGATTGAAATATCAAAAAAATTAAATTATACATGTCGTGGTATATATTTCTGGCCAAATGATCTAAAATATAAACCCAAGCTTTACAACTTTGATCAAAGTAGTATCATAAATGTAGTTCGTAAAACAAAAGATAAGACAGAGTTCCAAACATTTGGAGGAGGAACTTTGATAAATAATGAAAATTCTCCAATCGCATCTTGTGTCCAAAGTAAACCTATCTGTAAAACCGATTTAAAATTAGATGAAAATGAAAAAATGCTGTTCTTAACTAAAACAAACGAACCTGATATATATAAAGTATATGAAACTGAAGATATATTGAATACGCAAAGTATCGGTATTGCTCTTGTACAAACATTAAATATTAGTAAAATGTTAAGAAATGCTTTCAAGGATAAAAATGTTACAACATATATTCCATTCAAGTGCATATTTGATAATAAATTTGATAAATGGAATCCAATTGAAATTATTTCATAATAGCTTTAATATTTTCGTGAGACTGATAATTTACTAATTCAAAATCATTATATTCAAGATTTTCTATCCATTTTATTTTTTCATCTATCGAACTTTCAATCTTTGGTATATCCTTTTTTATAATTACTTGCGGAAATTTGAGAACATTTCTATTAATTTGTGTATTTACTTGTTCAATATGCTCTTCATATATATGAGCATCACATAGTGATAAAGATATTTCATTGGATTGTAAGTGCAATATACTAGCTATAATTTGTGTCAATAGTGCTGTACTTGCAATATTAAATGGTAATCCTAAAAATAGATCAGAACTTCTCATTGTCATATGACAAGATAGACCATTAGAACTTTTATGAAATATATATAAAATATGACAAGGTGGTAGAGCCATTTTATTTAGATCTACAGGGTTCCACGCAGATAACACAGCTCTTCTACTATTATTTTCTTTTAGTAATTCTTCTAGAACATATCGTATTTGATCAACAAATACATTATTATTCTCTGTATTTGCATACTGTTTTCCAAATTTTCGCCATTGCCATCCATATACAGGTCCTAGTTCTCCTTCTTGATAATGTTGAAAACCTATACTATCTAAATATTCTCTAGATGAATTGCCATCCCAAATATGAATATTTTTATCTTTTAACTCGTTTGCATTGACTGAACCTCTGAGAAACCACAAAAGTTCTTCTACAATACCTCTGAAAAACATCTTTTTGGTTGTAAGTAAAGGAAAATTGTTATTTATATTTTTAAAATTTATCAGGCAACCAAATTTTGAGATGACAAAACCATTACGAGTTTCTTTTCGTTCTCCCTCTTTCAAGGTATCTTTTAACAAATTTATATAACCCTCTTCGCATAAATAATACATATAATAATTATATACATATAATATTTATATAATTTGATTATATTGGTTTTTCTGATAATCTCAAAGGTTTTTCATCATCCTTTAATATATACATTGGAATATTAGCTATAGGTAGATCAGATTTATTTGGTTTAATTATTTCAGATTGAAATGTAGGATGGTTTTGTATACTTGATAAATTATATACTTCTTCCAATTCATCTGAAAAAGTTTGCCTATTTGGTTGCACTACTTCTTGTTGAAATCCATATGTATCTATATTATCACCTTCTTGATACATATTAAAATTGTTTGTATGTACTACATTTAAATCATTCTTATGATGCGGTTTTTTATCTTCGATTACTACATTATTTGGAGCTACATGTACACTATCCGGTTTATGTAATAAATGTGGAGGACATCTAATTTTGTCGTCTTTTCTAGGATCTTGATCTGCCAAAAAATATTTATAAAAAAACAAACATAAAATTAAAAATAATCCAAAAAGAACAATTTGTATTATAGTTGATGTAGAGGTGTTTGTCATTATCTAATTATATATTACACAATTATTACTCGTCATCTATAAATTGAACCTTTGTATTTGTTTCCTTTTCTTCTGCTATTTGAATTTTCTTTTTATCCTGATAATATTCTACATTGTAATTATGCTTATTATAATATCTTAATCTTGCGTAACCTTTTCTGGTAAATACAGAGAAATCATCCCAAATGTCAATACAAAGAGGTATATATTTTCTTTTTTCTGGTCTTTCTCTAAGAATTCTACCAATAGATTGTTGAATATCTGATATTGGACTTGCAAATATGACAGTATTAAGAGATGGTACATTAAAACCTTCAGATGCTAATTGGTATGTTGCTAAAATGATTTGTTTTTCAGCAGACAGGTTCAATTGTTCTTGTGTCATCCCTCCAACATAATATCCATAATCTGCAATATTTTCTTTTATGATATATTGTTCTATATCTTTCAATAGATTTCTCCTTTCACTTAAGATTAAAACTCTTCTATCTGGTTCGTTTAATAAAGTGGTTTTCAATAAATCAATTATGAATTCTGTTCTCGGCTTAAATGTACATATATTATTTATCATAGATGCTATATTTTCTTTTCCATTCCATAATAGTTTTACGCTACAATAATCAATATGTGTTTCAAAATATTTGTGTATATGAACATTAACATCAGTAGTTTCCTGATTTTTCAAATTATAAACAGATTTGCCAATATAGTATTCAAATACTTTTCTCATACCATCCTTACGATTTAATGTAGCTGATAATCCTAAAATAATAGGATTATTCAATTTTTTAAATGCTTGACTGAAAACTTGCGCTCCTGTATGATGAACCTCATCTATGATAACAAATCCAATATCTTCAAATATTTCACTAGGATAATCTTTCATAGCAAGAGATTGAAGAGATGCTATAATAACATCCTTATCTTTAACATCTACCTTATTTTGTTTAATTTTACCTATTTTTGCAGATGGAGCAAATTCCTTTACAGTATCTAAAAATTGTTGATTCAAAAAGTCCTTATGGCTGATAAACATTGTTTTTGTTTTAAGTTGACATGCTATATATAAACTCATAATAGTTTTACCAAATCCACAAGGTACAGAAATAATCCCACCCATTTTTAACGGATCATTAGCAGCTTGTAGAAAGTTATTAACTGGTTCTACCTGATTTTCTCTTAATTTTCCAATAAATTCTAAATTACATTCGGGACCTTTATTTAGTTTACTTAATGTAGGTAAACCAAATTTTTGTAATCCATAATACCTAGGAACATAAATACGATTTGCGTTTTCTCTGAAGAGAGTAAACGATAGCTCTTCATCATTTGTCATATTAAAATTTTTATATGGTTTCATAGTCAGATCTTTTTTGATATCATCCAGTTTACTTTCATCAAGCATCGATTTCAATATACCATATCCATTTTTTGATAAAATTGAAAACATAGAAATTTTAATATTATCTCCATATATAGTAATAATTCATTTTTTTATATAAATTATAATAGAAATGATTACATATACTTTGAGACTTTTGGCATTAGTGTTATTATTTATAATAATATTATATCCAACGATCCCTTATCCTAAACTTTTTAAGAATGCATCTATACAATTGTATTTGGCTTTAGTGGCCATGATTATATTACTAATATTTGATAATGTTACCGGATTTATTTTATCATTATGTTTATTAGTATTATATTTTAAATTATATAATAATGAACTTAAACAAAAAAAAGCAATAAGTAATGATGATAAAACTCAAGGAAAACTAGAAAAAATGTCTAATGACAAACTAATATGCTCTCTTGATAAACCATGTAAAATACAAAATGAACAAAAAGAAGATAATAAACCTTTAAAAACACAGATACCTTTCATTTCTGAAGAACATTTATTGGCTGCTCAAAATAATATTTTTGACGAAGAAAACTATAATAATGAAATACTGGGGGTAGCAGATGAAAAGGTATATGGATCACAAGGATTAGATAAAAATCATATACATATGCAAGGATACTCTATATATGATTCTTATATTGGTTCTTTAAATTATGAAATATATCAATAAATAATTTTATATATATTTAAATAGAAAAATAACAAATGAAAAATACAAACGAACGATTTGTGTCCGAAGAAGAGAATAATAATACTATAAAAAATGTATTTATTGTATTTGGATATGTTGCTTTATCAGTATTTGTTACTATGCTATTAATGTGGTCATATAAATTAACTGATAATAACCAATATATGTTTATTACAGTAATTTCTTCTATTGTTTTAATATATTGTATAGTAGTTTTATCAATAACGCTCATAAATAAAAATCTATTTGATAATACATCATATATGATACTATTTGGCTTTACGATTTTTATGATATTTTTTACATTTTCATTAATTTTATTTTCAATATTTAATTATTTTAATATATTCTCTTCACAAAAACAAAAAAATTTTAACAATTATGATTATTAAATATATTGAAAAAATGCTAAAGAATAAAATATAATAAATATAGATACTGCCTTAACATATATATCAAAATTGTATAAATATTCATTTATATAAGGAGGTAATTTCTCATATATCATTTCTAGTATACTTGTATTAAAAATTAATATAACAATAATTACCATAATTAATGTCTTTTTTATAAGTTCAGTATCTATATAATTATATGGAAACTGAGTGTTTTTATTATTATGACTTACAGAATACATGTTTTGTTGTGGATGCTGATGATATAATTGTGCAGTTTGATTTATATGTTGTTGATGAGGCGGTTGTTGATAAATAGGTTGTATATGTTGTGGTTTTTCATCGTGTGTTTTTGATATCATAAGTTCTTCTTGAAATTCATTTAATACATCTTGTACCATTGGGTCATTGATATCGCTTGTTTCTTCATTTGATTGTTGTGTTTTAAGGGGTAAAGTATTCAACGGTGTTGACATAGACATTCTTATAATCTAATGTTATATTATATTTTGATTATTATATATATAACGCAATTATGAAAATATTTTAGAAAATAATCCGTAATCAATTATTTTATTTTCAGGATTTGTATTTATATCGTAGTTTTTTAATATTTTCTCATTATGATCACATTTCACAGAATATGGTTTATATTTATAGCAAGTATCTTCTAATTTAAATATTTTATTATCAATTTCCTTTATGTCTGGAGCATAATACAAAATACAATTATCTTTACAAACTCTTCTAAATATAAGAGCAAGTGCTAAGCCAAATAATGCACTTACAACAATTTGTCCATTTTCTTCATAAAACAATCTTTGAATTGTTATAGCTAATGTTGATTGATTATCCTTAATCATTTATTAATGTACTATAGTACCTAATCTTATAATATTAAAAAAATAATTACATTATTGGTTGAGGCAAGGCGTCGTTTGTGCAATTTACTTCTTCCGCACTATATTTATAACATAATTTTTCATTATTTTGATATACCACTTTATTTGCATTATATGGTGTTGGATATTTAATAATAATTCTTGGTTTAGGAGATGATATATATACATAAAAAATACCTAAAGCAAACGCCAAGAAAAAGAAGGTCCATTTCATTTTGAAAACCTTATTTTCTTTCATTTGTTCTATTATAATAATAATTTTTTATCTATAGATTTATTTCTTTTTTTTTAATTGAGGATCATTGATACATCTACCGGTTTTTGGATTTAATATTTTTCCTTCAGGACATTCTTTAGGAGGCTTATCGGCCTGTTTTGCCGGAGGCTTAGTAGGTTTATCTTTTACTGGTTTTGCCGGAGGCTTAGTAGGTTTATCTTTTACTGGTTTTGCCGGAGGCTTATTACTTACAATAGGTGTTCTAGTATCTTTAATTTGCAATATACTATAAGAATATATATCTGGAATTTCCTTCATTTCTGGTTTAGGAAACTTTAACATATCATATAAAGCCCCTTTTGTTTTAGTTGTTTCCCATATGTTTCGTAACTCTTTTCTTTGTTTGACATATAAATCATATTCTATATTATTCTTTATTCTTTCGTTCTCAAATAAAGACATATATTTATTATATTTTTGATTTTCAATATTTTCTATTTCAAGTTTATTTTCAAAATATGTTTTTATCATATTATTTGTTTTGTCTAAATTAATATTAGCACGATCTTCAATATGACCTGTAATTGATTTTTCAATATTTCTCAATATATTCATTTACTATATTAAGGATAAAAATTATTACATTTAGGGAAGAACAATATCTTCAAACATACTTTTATAAAATGTTTGTAAATTTTCCGCCGGACTTAGTTGTTCCTCATAAACATTTCGGGGAACATATTTTATTACTACTTTATCTTTTGGACACAATTCTTTATTATTATAGTAACCTTGTATAATTAATAAAGATCCAATAAATAATAAAAATATAGCTATTGCTTTCATTTCTTAATAATATAAAATAGAAAATTATTCGGATTTATTTGTATCTTCGGCCTGTATTTCATTATCGATAATATTATTTTCTTCAGTGTTAAGTTTCTGTGCACTCCATGTATCTACTTCTTCAATACTTTTCTGAATATCTGATAAATCTGTTGATGATGTATTATTTACAGGAACCTCTTGATTATCAATGTGAGCTACTCTTCTTTGTTCAAAAACTACGTCCTTTTCTTCCATATTCTTCTTGTACTCTTTCATTAAAGTGTTAAGTTGTGTTTCGGCATATTCTTGATTTTCAAGTGCATCTGGATTTGGTGACCATGGACACCAGCATCCTACTTGTGCAATATAAATATTAAATTTATTATCAAGTCTTTTAAGAAATTCGCTGCGATTTTTTGCTTCTTCCATAGTATCAAAAACGCCTCTTACTTTAATACCACGCATAGTAGTTACAAAATTGTTATCTCTATGAAAATTAGATTCAATCTCGTTATAATTAACAGATTTAAAGAAATTATATTGATCATTTAGATCTTTAGGGTTAAAAACATATGCGTGATTTTGATTGATAGTATCGATAAGTTCTTTTGAATCAGGATACTTTGCACCAATGCCATCTAGAAGTGTTTTCATATCTTTTCCAAATTGTTCCAAAAATTTATTGAAATAATAAACCTCTTTATTCATCAAGATATCTTCCGGACTAATAAAAGAAAGCAATACAAAGTTCTGTCCTCTAATTGGTTTATCTTCATCTAAATAATCTGTTTCCTTAGTGCTTACAATTGTTGTATTCGTATCAGTCATTTTATATATTATTGTTTATATAAATCTTATATAATTTTAATGTTAAAATAAAAAAATATTCTTATAATATAGTATAAGAATAAGTGAAAAAAATGGAATATTCTATTGATGTATGGGAAGCATTAATACGCGTTGTAAAGTATGCATTTGAAGGTTTAATTGTTGCACTTGTTGCAATCATTCTTCCTAAGTCTAAATTAGAATGGGGAGAAATATGGATGCTTGGCTTAACTGCTGCATGTGTATTCTCTGTTCTTGATTTACTAGCCCCCTCTGTATCTGCCGGAGCTCGTCAAGGTGTAGGTCTTGGTGCAGGTTTCCGTATGGTAGGTTTCCCTAACGGAATGTAAAACTAATTATTTTTTTATGAAATTTTATAGAGATGGTATAACTTCATAATTTAAATCTTTACATATTTTTTTCCATATTTGATCCTGAACATACAGTTTTTCTCTGCTTTTTAATAATGGAAAATACTTGAGATACTCATATAATCCTAGAATTTGAAAAAATTTATATAATACATAGCTATATGACAAAAAATTCTTTCTATCTTTAGGACAATGTTTTAAGAATGGTCCTTGAATATTACGAAACATAGTACATAGAGTTTCTTCTAATTCTGGACTAAATTGTGGTGTAGGTATTCCGTTTATCCTGTTTATTATATAATTAATATGTTCATAATATTTATTAATACGCAATCGTTTTAATATGTCTCTCATTTTATTATAAGTGATTGTTTTCGTGTCAATAATTTTTTCTTTTTTTATTTCATTTAATATTTTTTCAAATATTTCGTCGGGTATATCAGTACTCTCTTTCCCCTGAACTTGATTACACCATTCTCTAAAATGATTTATTCTCTTATAGCTAAAATGTGAAGTATCCTTTGTATTTTGTTTTAATATAGGGCGATTTTGCTCTACCAATAACAACTCTTGGTAGCCACAACTATTACAAATCATTATAGCATCGTATTGTAAGCAAGTCATAGAATTTTTACATATCTTGCATATCTCAATTTCGTCTTGTTCAATTGTTTTAACATATTGTTTATTAATAATTGATAAATATTTATCAACTAAAGAACTCTTATCTGCAATTTTATCTGTTTGATCAATCAAATAAGTTTTTTCTATATTGCTTGTATTTAAATTACTGCTTTTTTCAAGAGGTTCTGTTTTATTCAAATTATTAAGAGCATCTAATACATTTACCGAATTAACTATAATTTTCTTCTTTTTTGTATCACCCTTGTATGTCTTATTTATATTTGGCTTTATAGATGCATAAGAAGATATAAGTGAAGAAGGGGCAAAACTATTGATTTTGGATTGTTTTTCAATAGTATCATAATATTGAAATAATATATCGCATGTATTATTATAATAATCTATTTCGTCAAAACAATTTAGGTCATATATTTTCTTCTTGGTTTCAATAATTCTTTCTTTAATATTTATATTACTTGACCATAATAGATTAATTTTATCTTTGTCGTTATTGTTTTTTAATAATTCAATTTCATTCATTATATTGTTATTAATTTCTTCGTAAGATTTCAAATGTGATTTATATTCTTCTATTTCATTCTTATTATCCTCAAAAGTTTTGATCATTTTATTATGCATTGCATCCAAAGTAGAAGCATCTTTATTGTCTATATTAAGCTTCTTTTTTGATGATTTTTCTTTGAACATATTATATAAGAATGTTTATAAGAAGTTTTTATATACTAAGTTGTATAATTTCTTCGTATACTAATTCATATTTTTTTCTCCTATTATAGTATAAAGAATATAGCATAAATGGGCGGTGGTCTTCTTCAACTCGTAGCATATGGTGCACAAGATGTTTATTTAACTGGTAATCCTCAAATTACTTTCTTCAAGGTAGTCTATCGTCGCCATACTAATTTCGCAATGGAACCAATTCAGCAAACCTTCAATGGAACTCCTGGATACGGCAATACTGTATATTGTCAAATATCGCGCAACGGTGATTTAATTAACCGTGTATATTTACAAGTCAAAGTACCTGGACTTTCTGGTGTAGCCGGAACACCCAAATATGTCAACTATTTAGGGCTTCGTATGATCAAGTCTGTTGTTATTGAAATCGGAGGACAACAAATTGATAAACATTATGCCGATTGGTTATATATCTGGAACGAACTTTCTTTACCTGTTGGGAAAAGATACGGATATGATATGATGGTTGGTGCAGATTCAGATATTGTAAGTGGTGTAAGCTCTTCAAGTGGTTCATATTTATATATCCCTCTTGAATTCTGGTTCTGTAGAAATGTAGGGTTAGCGCTTCCTTTAATTGCTTTACAATATCACGAAGTTAAACTTAAAATTGAATTTGAAACCAAAGAAAAATGTGTTGCTTCAGGAACTGTTACAAGTGTTCCCGAATTTTCTGAAGCTGCTATATGGGTTGACTACGTTTTCTTAGATACTGATGAAAGACGTAGATTTGCTCAATTATCACATGAATATCTTATTGAACAACTTCAGTTTACAGGACAAGAAACATTAAATGGTGGAAGAAATCGCATTAAACTTAACTTCAATCACCCTTGCAAAGAATTAATTTGGGTTGCTAAGAAAGATTCTACAGAACATGGTTATTGGTATAACTATACAACTCAAAATAAATTCAATTCTGACGATCTCCTTAATGAAGAATCAAATAGTGCTTTTACAGTTACTGCTTCTAACCATATATATGGTATACAACCCATAAGCACTGCTACTAACCCCTTCTTATCATGTTTATTACAATTAAATGGCAATGACAGATTTGCAGAACGTAAAGGAACATATTTCAACTCTGTACAACCTTATCAACACCATACTAATATCCCTCTCAACAAAGGGATCAATGTATACTCATTTGCTCTTAAACCAGAAGATCATCAACCAAGTGGAACTCTAAATATGTCAAGAATTGATACTGCAGTTCTTTCTGTTGATACAGATCCTGCTCCTAAAAATTCTTCAGATACTACAATCTCTTATGATGGTATAAATATTTATGCAGTTAATTACAATGTTCTTCGTATATTATCTGGTATGGGTGGTCTTGCATACTCAAATTAAATTATTTGTAATATTTTTGAAAGGTATAGCAATACGATTATTTTCAGCTTTTTTTTTCTCCTATTATAGTATAAAGAATATAGCATAAATGGGCGGTGGTCTTCTTCAACTCGTAGCATATGGTGCACAAGATGTTTATTTAACTGGCAATCCTCAAATTACTTTCTTCA